TCATTCCAAACCAAACCGACTTGATGTTTCACTAGTTGTCTTGCAACAAATACAGGAGCCTTAATATGAAACTGCATAGATGCATGACCAAAAGGACTCCAGTGATTGTGTTTTGCAAGATACTTGATTAGACGTTCATCATCAACTTTTAGATAACCTTCTACAGGCCCAGCATCTGGTACAATATCCCATTCAGATGTTTTTGCAAAAGATACACGAGCAGCATTTACAACTGTTAAATCACTACCCATGTGGTCAATTAATTTAACTTCCATTTTTAATCCTCAAAATGGTGCCGGGTAGAGGATTTGAACCCCTGTCTCCGCATTACAAAAGCGGTGCTAAACCAACTCAGCTAACCCGGCCCTCCATTTATGACCGTTTTTTACTACGGTCATGCCTACGAGGAACATACCCCTTAGGCCATGCTGGTTGACGAGATGCGAGTTTCTTAACTCGTTCTGCCAACTCATCGGCAGTTCGCACCAACTCGGCATTTTCAAACTGCAATGCCTTGATTTGGTTCTCAAGAGTAACGACTTTACTCTCAAAGAAACCTTCTTCTCTTACGGCAGGATTACCGTCAAGATGTACAGTGACTTCCATTAACTGGACTCCTCTATAAGTTTCAATAATTTCATTCTATACTTATTAGTGTTAATTGTCAAGAACCCTTTGTAATTTTCCATAAGTTTTTTTACATCAGGCCAGACAAAATCATCCCATTCTAACTCCTTATCCCATCGTTTACTAAACTCTACAAGATCGTCAAGGACAATCATTGTTTCCAAAGATATGCGTTTACCCAAATACTCTTTGAGTAGTAAAGGATGATGGCCATCCTTAGATTCAAATAATGGATTAAATTCTTTAACGAAAGGTTTTAACTCTTGAGAAAAGATTTCATAGAATATTTTTCTTTTCTGTAGCCAATCCTCATAATTTTTATCATTAAAATACCCAATGTATCCATCACGATGTAGAATAAAGTTTGAAACAAAATAGTTTAAAATCTCACCATCATCATATTTGCGTCCTACCTTGGCAAAGAAAATACGGTCTTTTCTTTTCCAGAAAGAGTCTCGTTTAACCTTAGTTTGCCCACTAAATTTGTGATAATCGTAATCACCATTAAAATGAGCTTTCAAAGCACAGTACATCAAATAAACATCAGCAGATTGCATTTTCTATTCTGGTTTTTTAAGTTTCCAAACGATATAGGGCTCTTCACCCTCTACTTGTAACGATATTGATTTTGCAGATGGGTCAAGCGATTGGCTACCAACATAGTGCCACTCTGCACCTTTATCTATCTCTTTTGCAGATTGTTCAAAAAATTCATGATTATCCACTGCAAAGGTTAAACCCATTAATATTAAAATTACTGCGACCATATTAACTCCTAAATTGGTAACTGTGCTTGTTTTGGAAGAAAATTCAAGTCTCTTGCGTTTGCCTCAATTTTTTCTTTCAGACCTTTAGATATTAAATTGCTGACTGTATCAGGTTCAATACCCTCTCTTTGACAGTACCAAAGAACTGCCTCCATATGTGTTATGCTTTTTTCTTTAGCAATTTTTTCGATATTGAGTGAAAATGTCTTACTTGACCTCATTATAATTCCTTTAATAAAGTGAGGGTTAACCATGACCCTCGGCGTGTGTATTAAGGCACAACCCTAATAAAGTGGGGATTATTCTGTTACTAGGAAATCCCCGAAACCCTATCCGATTACGCAGCTAGTGCGAAATCTTGAGATGCAAAGTTATCGTTTGCATTTATTGTGTTTGACCAATACGGAGTCACCCGACAATTCTCCACTTCTCTATTCCACGCCAGTCGATCCTATTTCGCCCCCATCATAAACACTAGGATTTCACCGCCTTGGCCAAGGAACTTATTTTCGATGCCAAGTGTTTATGGTGGAGGCGTTGGGTACTGCCCCCAAGTCCTGTACGTCTTTCAATCCATATCATCGAATTGTATTATATTTATACCATAATCAATTTAAATTGTCAAGTGCTTTTTAATAAGAACTTCCCAATGATTTGGTGGTCAATTTTCCATTTCCACTTGATACGATACAGATCAATCTTTTTTCTAGAGGCAGTTGCTCTAGAAAAGTATAACTACCAGTTTGTTCATTATATGTTAGTGTGACCATAACTTGTATATTATCTTTGGATGGTGCTTTACCAATCATAATAGGCTTCTCTCCAAAAGAAGATTCCATTCTATTTAGCACAGTGTCAATTCTTCCACATATAACAGGTTTCCTACTTGTTACCACCTGATTAGGTGGTATGTCAATATTTTGAAATGGGTTTTCTGTCAATTCTTTTTTAGGTGCTACCACTTCCTTTTGCTTTGGAAGTGCTTTCACTTCTTTTACAACCTCTGGCTTTGTTTCTGTCTCAGCCGATTGTGTACTCTGACAACCCACGATTAGAAACATCGCCATCATTATTGATAGATGTTTCATTTGTTTTTCTCCACTCGTTTACGGACTCTTCCAACATAGGAAGAAAGTCATGCTTAGTTTTAACAAATTCTTGAACAGTGCCGTCCTCTGTTACTACAAGGATAACAATCTGATCAGTCTTGATACCTGTTCTTTCTTCAAACATCTCAGCATATGCAGAGCCTTGGATATAGTAATTTTCATTCCAAGGGTCAGTCCGTTCTTTTGAAGATGTTTTGAAGTCAATAATAGATAAGATATTTTTGTACTCTGCAATACAATCTACACGGCCTGCTACCTTATATTTATCAGAATAGAGACATGATTCTTGTGCATAGATGTTATTAATATTATTGAGGGCTTTATCTCTAAGTTGCTTGAACAAACAATAATGTAGAAATTTATTTTCGTGTTTTGCAAATTTTTCTGGAAATTCTGTTTGCATATTGTTGAGGTAATCCTCACACATATGGTGTATAGAAGTTCCTCTTGCAGCAGATGTATGGGCAATGTAATTGGCAACTTCATTACCAACACGTTTACGCCATTCCCATAATCCCTCTTTCTTACGATTAGAGAGAACTGTAGTTATAGAAGGATACTTATTTCCCTCTGGTGTTTCGTAAAATCTCTTTCGATTCATCGTTATTGATTTTACGTTTGGTAGATTTACTTGTTTGTGTATAAACATAGTCTTTTGCTTTCATGGTATAGTTCAAATTAACAGTAACATTTTTGTATGATGTATTCCAAGGATTCCAAAGGCTGTCGAATTGTGGATTAGACATTTCTTCTCCTTTTACATTGATTACATCTTCCCAAACGTCATAGTTTATTTTACGTTTGTATTCTTCAAGTTTAGTCTCATACGCATATTCTTTTGGTACTTTCCCCCAAC